GGAGAGACAGCAGAATTGCTTAATGAGTAGATAAATTCGGAGATATTGGAGGTTTTTGCATGGCGCTTACCAAGAAACAAGCAGAGGTAGCAGCCCTTGTATTTGAAGGAAAGTTAAAGCGCCAGCAAATAGCAGACAAAGTCGGAATTGCAGAGTCAACTCTATATAAATGGCAGAAGCTACCAGAATTTGAGCAGGCGGTTGTTGAAGCTGGCCACGAGTTCCTTCGAAGCAAGCTAGGCATACTAGTAAAGAACGCCTATAAACTGGCCTTAGACTCACGGTCGGAAATGGTGCGGTTTCAAGCCACAACCTGGTTATTAGACCGTGCGGCGTTTGGTATCGATAGGCAGCAAGACTTAGACCTGCAGGATGCGAGAATTGCAGAGCTAGAAGCCAAGATTAACAAGCTTTCAGGAGGAGACGAGAATGCACAGGCGGACACCATCGCGGCGTTTAATGAAGCAGCAGCCGCAAACGCAATCAGTCAAACCCAAGAGGCGCGTGCCGATACCAGCGTGGACTAAGAAGCAAGCCATGGTTTATACCCGAGCCACAACAGAAGACTGGTGGAAGATACTAATCAACACCGGCGCGTTTCGTAGCGGGAAGACCGTTGTCGATAACGCGCTTTTTTTGCACGATTTACAGCGGGTGCGACGCAGGGCTGATGAAGCCAATGAAGTGCTGCCACAGTATATATTGGCTGGGGTTTCCAGCAAAACAATCACAAGTAACATATTGGTCCCTTTGCAGCAGGCAGTGCCGGGTTTGCAAATCAAGTGGGACCGCAATGGTGGCTTTGAGTTATTCGGCGTTCGGGTTGTCCTTTCATATACCGGGACGGTTCGTGGAATGGATAGCATCCGTGGAATGACTGCCTGGGGAGCATATGTTAACGAGGTATCGCTGGCCAACGAAAGCGTGTGGAACGAAATCGTGGCGCGTGTTTCTGTACCTGGTGGCCGTATTATCGGAGACACTAACCCCGACAACCCAAGCCACTGGTTAAAAACAAAGTTCATTGACCGCGCCAATGATCCAGACAGCAAGTTAAAAATCATGGTTAACACGTTCACGCTTGATGAGAATACATTCCTGTCAGACGACTACACCAGCAACTTAAAGGCCAGCCTGACTGGTGTGTGGTACCAGCGTGGAGTACTGGGCCACTGGACGGTTGCTGAAGGTACGATATATGCCAATTTTGACAAGGCCAGAATGGTGGTCGATTTACCAGCAAACACCACTTTTGAAGATGAATGGGTATCAGTCGATTACGGAACGTTAAATGCCACCGTATTTAAGCGCTGGAGCTTATATCGCGGCGTTTGGTATAACACGGCAGAATACTACTACTCAGGCCGTGAAACGCGGCAGCAACGCACTGACGCCGAATTTGCAGAGGATATGGAGCAGTTCTATCAGGACAACCAACTAGACCGCAACTACACCCGCATTATTCTTGATCCAAGCGCCGCGTCCTTTAGAACTGAGCTCAAAAAGCGCGGGTTTGTCGTCAAGAAAGCAAAGAACGACGTCATCAACGGCATCCGAGCGGAGATGACAGCCATGAATGAAGGACTTATCAAGTGGACACCCAATGCGGTGAATACATTCCGAGAGTTTGGACTCTATGTCTGGGATGATACAGCAAGCAATCGCGGAGAAGATAAACCCATTAAACAGAACGACCACGCGCTGGACGCCGACCGATACTTTGTCTATACGGTACTAACGAAGAACAAGAAGCAATCCGGCTTTATATCATGGAGGGAGTAATCATGGATCCAGAACAAAAGCAGATGTCAGTGGTTACTGCCGCTGCAATCTTCAAAGAAACCGATGACTTACGGTTCTATGTGCGTAATAACTACCGCAAGTCAATGCGCTACTACAAGAACCGCAACGACATCACACGAAAGAACCACGGTAAAAGCAAAGCCGACGGTTCACAGGACGACAGCAAGAATCCATTGCGCCATCATGACAGCCGTGTTAGTTCAAATTTCCACCAACTATTGGTGGACCAAAAAGCGTCATATACCGGCAGCACACCCCCGGCAATCGACGTGGACAACGATAAGCTGAACGACGCCATTATGAACACGTTGGGCGCCTCGTACGCACGAACGGTGCAACGCTTGATGGTAGACGCGTCACTGGCTGGTATTGCCTGGTTGCACGTTTGGGTGGACGAAGACGGCACATTTAAGTTTGCCATTGTGTCACCCGACGAGGTAACGCCAATTTACAACAACGCCTTAGAGCGCAAGTTGCAAGCGGTACGGCGCACTTACACCAAGCTCGACCCAGCGGACGGCCAAGTTTACATCATAGATGAGTACTGGACCGATACGGAGGTGTCACGCTTCAAGCGCTTACGCAATACCAGTTATGAGGCGATGATCATTGATGAGGCTTACCAAATTTATGACATCAACATGCCGGACAACGTAGCAAGTACCAATGTCATGCCTAACGAACTAGGGGCAATCCCATTTATTCCATTCCCTAACAACGTAGAGGAGACCCCCGACCTAGACAAATACAAGGGGTTGATTGATGCATATGACCTAACTTTTAACGGGTTTGTGAATGACGTAGAAGACGTGCAGCAGATAATCTTTGTACTGACTAATTATGGCAGCGCTGATTTGCACCAATTCCGCGACGACTTGAAGCGCTACAAGGCAATCAACATGGAGAACGATGGTGACGGCGACCCGTCCGGTGTATCAACGCTTAAAGTCGACATCCCCGTTGAGGCGCGAAATAGTTTGTTGGCGCAACTGCTCGACAACATTTTTTTACAGGGCCAAGGCGTAAACCCAACAAAGCTAGAACTAGGGAACAATTCCGGTGTTGCTCTAAAGTACCTTTACTCACTGCTAGAGTTGAAGGCAAGCAAGCTAGAGAGTGAGTTCCGCCCAGGGATTGAAACCTTAATCCGGTTTGTATTGCGCCACCTAGGCGAAACGGAGGCTGATGACGTAACCATTAAGCAAACGTGGACACGCGCAGCAATTCAAAACGATGTTGAACGTGCTGATGTTGCCGCGAAGGTGGCTACATTCACATCCGACGAAGCACTGGCCAGGGCAAACCCGATTGTTGAGGACTGGTCTGAAGAATTAAAGCTCAGACAAGCCCAACAGAATGGCACAGATGATTATGACAACAACGAAGCACGGCAACAACTCGGCGAGCCTGACGACCAGGACGACATTCAAGATGACAACCCGGAAGAAGTCCCTGATGAAAACAGCGACAATAACAAAGAAAACAAGTAACACTGCCCGAATGAATGGAGGCCACCATGGACTCTGAACAGTACTGGAAAAATAGAGCGCTCCGAGTTAAGGACCAAGCCCTCACGGCAGCCGAAGATTACGAAAAAGGTGCAAACAAACGATTTGCCCCCATTCAGAAAGATATTGAGGAGCAAATCGAACAATGGACTAAGCGTTATGCCACTGCAAGCGGTATGACCATAGAGGACGCCCAGGCTTCGCTCACACCGGCCGAAATGACAGGTTGGAGGCAATCACTCGACGAGTGGGAGAAAATGGCTGTGTCGCCCGAATATGAGGCGAAATACAAAGCATTGATGAATGCGGAGTATGCCAAGTCTAAAATCAACCGCTTAGAGTTACTTAAATCACAGGTGCAGCACACCATGGCGCAATATGCTAGTCCAGAGGCTGACAACATGCAGAACATGCTGACAGCCACTTACGCCAACACGTATTATCGCTCAGTTCACAATATCCAGAACCAAAAAATGCAAGTATCGGGGAACTTTGCCCGGTTTAACGAGGACCAGTTACAGGCAGCGGTCGGACAACGGTGGGCCGGTGGTGATTTTAGCTCCCGTATTTGGGGTAATATGGTGGAGAAATGGCCTGAACAGCTGAATAAAACCATCTTCAGAGGTGCGGCAATGGGGGCCAGTGTTGACGATATGGTGAAAGAGGCCAAGTTAACATTCAGGAACGCCAAGCAGTACGAATTACACCGCTTAATCACCACCGAGGCAGGCCACGTGGCAGAGAGTGCAACGCTTAAGGCGTACCAGGAGAGTGGCGTGGAGCGTTACGAGTACATGGCCACGTTAGAATCACACACCTGTGAGATTTGCCGAGCGCTTGACGGTAAGGTTTTCGATGTAGAGAAGCAAATTGCGGGTGAGAACTACCCACTTATTCATCCGAACTGCCGATGCACAACCGCCCCATGGCTCCCCGAAGTTCAAATGCTGAACAACGAACGGTGGTCACGAAACCCAGAGACTACCAAAGTCGAAATGGCCAACAACGTCTCATTTGGTGAGTGGGCCAAGCAGGTCGGACTTGAAACCGGTCCTTTGAAGCCTGGCACCAAGCTTAAGACAATTTACAGCAAAGCTGCTAAGGGCGCTGCGTTATTTGTTGATACGGTTCAGATACCTGACAAAATAACGCCTGCTGGTGGTGGAAATGTGGGTGACAAGGGAAATGTTACCGATGAAGACCCTAGTTACAGTGATTACACGACCAGGAATGGTTGGGATGACGTTATGTTTTAAGCGCTAATGCTGCTCGCATTGGTGCTTTTTTTCGCTCCCGCTAACTGATTACCGCAGGACGGCCCATGTGACGACACGGGAAATGGGAGCCGCGCTTACGCTAAGAACAAACTCCTTAAAGTTCAAAATCACTCATATCGGCCGGGGACGCCCGGCATACATATCAAAAAATATAGAGGACAACCTCTCTCTTTTTGTTTTTCGTGTTGGGGTTCTGGTATGTGAATGCCCAACAATAAAATTGAATAACCGCCCGCTCCACAAAGCGATCGGCGGATACATAGCAAATTAAAAAAAGAAAGTTGGTGTAGAAAGACCTCCTTTTATTTTTTATCAGTCAGTAGACGCAAGCTGTGTGCGGTCTACATACATAAAACATGGTCCCAAGCATGACCCTAAACTGCTTTTTTATTTTGCTCAAACTTCGTCGCGGGCGGGCCGCGGTATAAATCCCGGGAAAGGAAAAGCAATGAAACGTGATGAATTGACAGCACTGGGACTTACCAGTGAACAAGTAGAGGCTGTAATGGCATCAGCTAAGCAATCGGAGAATGTACTGCGTGAGCAACTAACGACGCTGACAGCAGAACGCGACAATCTGAAAGCAACCGTTGACACACATGCAGGTGAACTTAAGAAGCTGGAAAAGGCCAACAAGGACAACGAAGAGCTGGCAGCACAACTCACACAATTACGTGAACAAGCAGCTGCGCAAAGTAAGGAGTTCGAGGAGCAACAATATCAAGCCAAGCTGGATAAGTTGTTAGGTGAAGGGTTAGCCGAAGCCAAGGTCCGAGACGCTGGCGTCGTTGGTAAGTTAATCAATCGCGATGAATTATCAATCGCCGACGATGGCACGTTGAAGGGGCTGTCAGATCAACTCAAGCCATTGCAAGAGCAAAATGCGTACCTATTCGTGGGACAACAACGCAGCAAATACACACCAGAAGGCGGCACAGGCCAAGAAGCTGGTGCCGGCGATTTAGCAGCTGCAATGAAACAAGATGGCTTTAACTTTACCGAGTGGGCCAAAGCACAAGAAGAAACAGGAGATTAAACAATGGCTGATAATTACATGAGCATGCTTGATGTCATCACCCCAGAAATTTTTAACCAATACATGGAGAACCTGGCAGTCGAAAAGTCCGCCTTTATCCGTTCCGGTGTAGCGGTCGCCGACCCCCGAGTTTCCAACATGATCAACTCAGGAAACACCATGGTCAACATGCCATTCTGGAACGACCTATACGGGGATGATGAAGTTATCGGCGACGGTGACAAGGCATTAAGCACAGGCAAGATGAATGCCGGTTCAGATATCGCACAAGTTATGTATCGAGGACGTGGATGGGCCGTGAACGAAATGGCAGCCGTTTTGTCAGGTGCCGACCCTTTGGGTTCATTGATGTCAAAGATTGCTGAATACTGGTTCCGACGTGAGCAGCAAGTGTTGATGTCAACGTTGCATGGCTTGTTTGCTGACACTAACGCAGCATTGGCAAGCCACTTGTTGAAGGTGAACAGCAACATCTCAGCAAAGGCTGTATTGGATGCCAAGCAATTGTTGGGTGACCGTGCGGACAGCTTGGCGTTGATTGTGATGCACTCTGCAACTTATACCGAGCTACAAAAGCAAGAGTTAATCGAGTTTATCCAACCAGCCACTGGTGGAAAGCAATTGGCTTACTACTTGGGCTATGAGGTGGTGGTTGACGATGCACTAGAACCAGACGCCGATGGTGTTTACACAACGTATTTGTTAGCCGCTGGCTCATTTGGCCGTAATACGGGAAATCCTAGCCACTTGACGACGTTTGAGACGTACCGCGACGCCGCCAAGGGGACAGACCAAATCTTTACACGTCGTGCCTTCGTTATGCACCCCTATGGCGTTAAGTGGACGAATGCCGCGATTACCGCCGGTGCGTTGACTGCAACTAATGCCGATTTGGAAAACCCAAAGAACCACGAGGCAGTTTACGACTTGAAGAAGATCGGGGTTGTTGGTTTGCAACATACGGTCGGTGAAGCACCAGTTGACAATGGTGGAACTAACAATGGTTCTGGCAATAGCGGTGCAACCGACCCAGACAACGCCGCTGATGACGACACGAAGACAGAAACCGACCCAACAATCTAATCGGAGGACGCCAATGGCTAAGTTTAAAGTTGTGAAGGCGTTTAAAGACGCTACCACATTACGCAGCTTCAGCGTTGGGGATGAGTACCCAGTGGACGATGCCCATTTCAAAAGCCGTGTCCGTGAACTGATGGCGGATAAGGTAGGAGACCACGTCGGCCCGTTTGTGGCGCTCGTCCCTGATGAGGGGGAAATTATCCAGGCCGTGGCTGAAAACGCGCCAGAGGCCCCAGAATTTGACGTCAACAACGCCACAGTGGCAGAGTTGCGTGAAGAATTAGACGGCCGGGGCATTGAATACCCCGCCAAAGCAACTAAAGCCCAACTCAAGGCGCTGTTGTAATTGAACAAGGAGGCAGTGATGACATACCCAAGACTTGATACGCTCAGGAGCAATCTAAAGACCCTTAATCCAATGCATCCAGGCTATGAAGAGGGCGTGTATAACCTTCTCATTGCAATGGTTGCCGACAAGGTAATCAACGACGCAGCAGCATTTATGAACCGAGACGTGGAGGAAATCCCCGAAGCGTTGGATTCAACAATATTACTGAAGGCGGCAAGCTGGTTGTCAGATAGTGGTGTACTGAAGACAGTTGATGAGCAATCAGCCGGCGGGCCGGTTTCGTCAATAGCAGAGGGAGACACCACCGTGAGCTTCGCTGTTACAGCCGACCCAATCACTGCATTAAACGGCGCCAACTTCTTGGATGATGACTTTAAGCGCACACTCCGACGGTACAGAAAGGTGGCTGAACCATGGGGGACAGACTAGCTGCGGCGTTTAACCGTGCGAAGGCCTCAATTGAGATTTTGTACCGTGATAAAGCCACCGTGTATGTCAAAGCTGACATACCCACTCAGGCGGGGTTTGACGACCGGTCAGAGTTACAGGCAATTCTCACCGATATCCCAGCTAAGATTTCACGCAGCGGGCTGAAGGCGGCCGAAAATGGCCAATTCGCTGGGGTCCAATACGACGCGACACTGTATCTCGACACAACAACACAAATCCCAGCAGGAGCAATAATTGATGTAACAGACACCAACGGTCAAACAACGCGATACCGGCGTGCCTCTTTGGGGTATCGAAGTTATGCGACGCATCAAGAGGTCGCCTTAACATTCGAACAGCGAAAGTGAGGTTAAGCATGGCAAAGTTTGGTGAATTTGACGATGAATCATTACAACAATTCATCGCCGACTTTGACTCCAAAGTTAACGGACAAGAGATGGCTAAGTTGATGGAGGATATCGGAAAGACAGTGTCAAAACTAGCGATTAACGGTACCAAGAAGCGAACACCGGTCGACACAGGACTACTCCGCCGTAACTGGACGGTCGGTGGCCTGAATTACAATGGATCATCAATCACGATGACAATTTCTAACGTGGTCGAGTATGCCCCCCACGTTGAATATGGCCACCGAACGAGTAGTGGTGGTTGGGTTGAAGGACAATTTATGTTGCGTGATACGCTGAACGAAATTGACAGCATAATTGATCAAATACTGGGGGCAAAGGTTGAAAATTTCTTACACGAATTTTTCTGGGGGTAAATTTATGGACATTGCCAGCACGGTCGCCACAACACTTAAGCGGCTATTCCCAGGGGTGCCGGTAAACAGAGAGACACAAGCGGACGGATCATTCACGATGCCGTCTTTTTTTGTGTCTGAATTAGAAACTCAGGCAACGTCAAAGCCGAATGAGGAGCAAATGCGCCGTTACAACTTTGACATTGTTTATTTATTGGACCCAAACGGCCCCCAAGCCGAACAAAACGCACTGGCCAAGGACGTCATCCTGTCGCGAATGGATTATTTAACCGACGAGAGCGGCAAAGAACTATACAAGACCAAGGGACTCACGACCGACATCAATGCCGGCGATTTGCATATTTCGTTCTATGTCAACGTTCGCATGCAGAAAGAGGCCGGCGCACCGTTTGATGAGGGCCAAATGACACACAAGGAGGGGATGAAGGATGAACAAGCCGACTGAAAACAACACAGCCAACGACATCAAGGCTTACTTGGACGCGCAGGGCATTAGTTACGACCCTAACGCACGTAAAGCTGACCTGTTGGCGCTTCTCAACGAAGAAGACAATGAATCGGAAGAACCAGCAGACGAGCACACAGAGGCTCCAGTGGACAATGAGCCACACTCTGACGGTGAACCGGTAGAAAATTCGACGGAGCCAGAACGAGGGACGCAAGAACCCGAGACGCCGAGCGTCCAGAAAACCAGGTTTACAAAGTACGAACTTATCGTGTTGTCGTCGTTTGACGGGCCAACGATTGACTTACTCCGTCTAGCTTTGAATGATGACCAGTTATACACAATTTCAGAAGCACTAGCGGCCAAGACGGCATTTGCAGAAAGGATGTTTTATTAATGGCAGGTGGAACATATTCACAACAAGACAAGCGCCTACCTGGCGCTTACGTCAACGTTAAATCAGCACCACAAGCAATTGTGGCGGGAGCGGGAACCAGAGGAGTTGTCTTCACTATCCTGTCAGGATTGGGATGGGGCCAAGATGGAATTGTTGAAGTAACAGCAAGTTCTGACTTTAACGCACTCTTGGGCCACCCTTTAACTGACACTGAGATGATCGGGTTACGATTAATCTTAGCAAACGCGCAGAAGGTAATTATTTACAACGTAAACCCAGGCGATAAGGCATCGGGAAATTCCGAGCCAGTGCCATGGACATTTCAGGCAAAATATAACGGGACTGCTGGAAATGACATCGCGGTGACGGTAGCGCCAGACATGAACAACATAACAAAGTTTGTCGTTACGACGACTTACAAGTCGGTGCTGGTTGATAAGCAATCGGTCACGAAGGCGTCAGACTTGCACGCCAATAACTACATGGTGCCAACAATTGTTGAAGAGGCACAAGATGATGATGGCGTGGAAATGCTCGGAAACATTGTGTCGCCAATCTCCGTTAAGCTATCAGGAGGCGAAATTATTGTCGGACCTGACACAACAACGGCCGTCCAGAAAGCCATGGAGACTTACGAGTTCAACACGGTGGTCGCGGCTGCTGCAGATGATATGTCACCGTTGCACTCGTTGTTGGCCACGGCAGTCGAACGCTTGCGAGAGGAACGAGGACGAAAGGTTCAAGCTGTAGTCCCTGTGTTAGCAGGAACGGCTTCAGATTATGAAGGAGTGATAGTTGTCGGTAACAATCTAATTCTTGAAGATGGCTTCCCCACCACGTATTCACAATCTGCTGCTTTCGTTGCGGGGGCAACGGCAGCAGCTGAACCGAATGAGTCCCTGACTTACAAGGTTATCCCTGGTGTCGTTAACGTAGCACCGCGTTTTACTGACGAAGAAGCAATCGAACAATTGGCCAAGGGTCGATTGATATTTATTGCACAACGAGGACAAGCTAAGATTTTGCAAGACATCAACTCACTTCACACGTTCACGACTGACAAGTCCCGAGACTTCTCGAAGAACCGACCACTGCGCGTGCTAGACGCCATCGCAAACACGGTCCGGGAGACGTGGGAGGATAACTTCATCGGACAAGTAACGAACGACGCAACAGGTCGCGACTTGTTCAAGGCAACGTTGGCAGAGTACCTAACAACGCTAATGGCGTCAGGTGCTATCCAGAACTTTGTGGTGGACGATATCACCGTCACACAAGGCACGGACAAGGACAGTGTGCTGGTCGCTTTGGCAGTAACGCCAACAGACGCCATGGAGAAGCTATACATGGAAGTAACATCACGATAGGAGGCATAACACATGGCAGGATTTAGCAAGCCAGGTGACGTTTTAGCGTCAAATTCAGGAACAGTTGTCGCGACGGTTGATGGTAAGAACTACAATCTGGGATATTTGGAGGAACTAGAGGCCAAGCTTGAGCCGAATGTCGAAAAGGTCCAAATCTTGGGTCGCCGAATGGCTGGGCACAAGGTGACATCCGTTGAAGGAACCGGCTCAATGACTATGTTTTTAGTTTCCTCAATGTGGGCCCAAATCATTTCAGACTGGAAAGACGGCGGCGCGTGGCCTGATATCTCATTGACGGTGACGATTGAAGACAAGGGATCAAGCGTCGGCAAGCAAGTGGTCCAACTAATGGGGATCACATTTGAAGAGGCCGACTTGGCTACTTTAAGTTCAGATGATGGCATTCTTGAGGCAGAGACTGACTTTTACTTTGACGATCACAAGATTATTACGCCATTTGCAGCGTAATTACTAATTGAAATTTATGGAGGAACTAAACATGGCAGATGTAGCATCATTCTTTTTGGAACCCGAGGACGTAGCGGAGACTAAGAAGGTGAAGGTTTCAGACAAGTTGCCTGAATTCACTATCAAGGCTTTGTCAGGAACTCAATTTGACGAAATCCAACGTCAATCTACAAAGACGCGCGCCGGTAAGGGAGGTAATCAAATCACTTACCAAGATGTCTCGGTATTCAACAATTTGTTGATTGAAAAGGCAGTGATTGAACCCAACCTGAAAGATGCACAACTTCAAGAACACTACCACACGCCTGGTGACGCTGCCGGGACAGCGCGTGCCATGTTGAAGGCCGGTCAATTGGCTAGCTTGGTTGCCAATATCTCAACTTTGTCCGGCTTTGACGAAGAGCATGGACCACTTGAAGAGGACGTTGAATCAGCAAAAAACTAATCGGTGCTGACGGTAACGGTGATTTTGTATATTTCGTATATGCAATGCACGAATTTGGGTGGACACCACAGCAATGGCTGGACCTGAGCTATAAAGAGCGGGTATTGGTTATTGCTGGCATACGGTACCACAACGAACAAGAGAAGGTGGCCCAAGAGAAGGCTGAAGCAGAAGCCGAGGCGAAGGTTCGCAAAAAGACCCGTCATCGTTAGCATTAAGCCGGGGCTGCCCGGCATACATATCGAAAACCGAAAGAAGACGAAAGGAGAGTGAAGATGGCAGGCACGAGCTTAACAGCGTCAATCAATTTGATGGACGGCATGTCCAAGGTTCTCAATACAATCAACAGCAGCATGCAACGAGCCGGGCAACAGATGACCATTTTTAAAGGCAAGGTAGAGCAGCCATTCAATGGCGGACCTGGAGACAAGATGCAAGAACAGGCATCGAAAGCCGGTGGTGCGTTCAACGCAATGGGCGCAGGCGCTGCAAAAACTGGGTCGATGTTCAAGTCTATGCTGGGGTCAACTATTATCGGAAATGGTATCACCGCAGGTATTGGTGCCGTAACCAGCGGAATTGGGGAGATGATGGGCGAACTCAGCTCATCAAGTGCCACTTGGCAGACCTTCCAAGGAAACATGGAGAATCTCGGCAAAAGTAAGGGAGAAATTGCAGGCGTTAAAAGCGAGTTGCAGGACTTCGCCACCAAAACGATTTATGGTGCCTCAGATATGAGCTCAACTTATGCTCAATTGGCCGCGGTCGGCACTAAAAACACCACACAACTTGTCGAAGGGTTCGGTGGTTTGGCAGCTGCTTCTGAGGACCCTGCACAAGCCATGAAGACACTGAGTCAACAAGCCACGCAAATGGCCGCTAAGCCAGCAGTCCAGTGGGAAGATTTCAAGTTGATGTTGGAACAAACGCCAGCCGGTATTGCAGCGGTTGGAAAAACAATGGGGATGACGACAAGTGAACTTATCACGTCTATCCAAGATGGCGATGTCAAGACACAGGACTTTTTCAATGCCATCGCCAAGACTGGCGGAGACCCTGGTGGCGCCTTCATGAAGATGGCCACCAAATACAAGACGGTTGGCCAAGCCATGGACGGGTTCAAAGAGACCCTGACAAATAAACTGCAAAAACCATTCGATCAGTTTAGTCAGGTCGGTATCAAGGCTATCAGTGGTATCACTGACATGATCGGAACGATTAATTTTGACAGTATCGCTGGGAAATTGATGACATTTGCGACAAACGTCGCAAATGCTGCTAAATCAATGTGGAACGGGTTCAAGGACACAGGAGCAATTAGTGCGGTACAAGGGGCGATTAGTTCGATTAGCGGCGCGTTCAGCCACGTCAAGGACGCAATGGACGGCATGGGCGGTGGCGACGTATTCAAGTCACTAGGAACGGCCCTAGGTTCAATTACAGGGACAGCAGCCAAAGCAATCGGTGCAGTTGCTGACGCAATATCAAAAATGGACCCGGCGACAATCCAGGCAGCTGCGATTGGCATTGGTTCGTTTGCAGGCGCACTAGCAACAATGGCAGCTGGTACGAAAGCTGTGAAATCAATTAAGTCGCTCGCAACCAACATCTCGGGCATTGCTAAAAGTGCTATGGGCATTGGTGAAAAGCTATTCGCAATGTCAGCTGGTCAAACAGCAGTTGCCGCGTCAAGTGCTCCAGCGGCAGCAGGAGAGGCCGCAGTGGGTAGTGCAGCCGGAGCGTCTGCGGGTCAAATCATGGCCATGGGCTTTGCAATTCTAATGGTTGGAGCCGGTATAGCCATTGCAGCAGTTGGGATGTACGTTCTAGCCCAGGCCGCAGTCCTGCTGGCTAGCGGTGGCTGGGGAGCTGTTGGTGCGCTAATAGCGTTAGTTGCCGTAATTGCACTGTTCGCAGTCGGTGCGGCAATCTTAGGCCCCGCATTGGACATCGCGGTGCCTGGCATGCTGGCATTCGGAGTTGCCGTCGCCCTTGTTGGGGTTGGCGTACTTCTGGCAGCGGCCGGATTTGCGCTTTTGGCTACTCAATTGCCGATTATTGCCCTATACGGTCAAATGGCCGGGATAAACCTCATGATTATTGGTGCGGCAATGGGCATTATCGGTATCGGCGCAATGGTGGCCGCCTTAGGGTTAACCATGTTCGGCGGCGCGTTGATCGTGGCAGCGCTTGGCATGACCCTAGCCGCGGTAGCCGGTGTACTTGTGGCCGCTGCATTAATGCTAATTGGAGGCGCCGCACTATTTGCAGGTGCAGGGTTTATGGTCCTAGCCGCAGGACTAGCTGCAGTCGCCATAGCGATTGCGGGAATTGCATTAGCTATTCAAATGTTGGCTTCAGTCGTTGCTGGGATATTCTCATCGATTGTTTCGACTATCTCAAATGCCATGAGCACTGCCGTGGACGCGGTTCAAAGCGGGTTCCAAAGAGCTGTGGACGCAGCCAAGAACCTGGGAAACTCTTTGATTGATACTGGACGAGACTTTGTTATGGGATTTGTTCACGGTGTGACAGATGCCGTCGAAAACGCCGTCAGTGCCGTCAAGCACATGGCAAGTAAGGCTGTGGAAGCAGCCAAAAGCTTCTTGCACATTCACTCTCCGTCACGAGTTATGCGAGATGAGGTTGGTTATTACGTCGGGGCCGGAATGGCAGTCGGAATTAATAACAGCGCGGGTGATGTTGCTAAGGCTTCTACTAATATGGCGCAGAATGCTGTTGATGCAGCTGGAAACGTCGGTGGTGCTACATTGGCTGGCGCAACGATTGCACAAAATCCTGGTGATTTAATGGCAAACGGGTTCCAAAACGCCACAGCAGCACTAACAACGTTGATGCAACGTATGAACAAGGTTGACGGAACAACTGTGGGCGTTACAAGCAAGTCAACGGGTGTTAATGCTTCTGGGGATATGAACCCAATCAACGCTACTTTGAGCAACAATGGAGCATCTGAAGGCTCTGGCCAAACAGTGAACCATATAACCCTTGCTGACGGTGCAATCAAGATTGACACTGGTGGCGCTCCGGTTAATGGTGAGCAACTCATCCGAGAGATTGAGCAATACTTGTACAACCGCGAAAACGCAAACCTTGGATTTGCATAGAAAGGATACTCGGAATGGCAGGAACATCACTGTATTTTACGAATTTCAAAAATCAAACGTTTGAATTCCCGATGACGCCTAGTGCTCTGTCATTTGCGACCGACGCAGGAAATCAAACAGTTACGGTTATTGAGTTAGGCGAGATTAATCGTTTAGCCCCTAAGCGGAACTTAGGGTCAATGAGTATAACGCTTAGAATTCCGCGAGATTTGACAAAACGGAAACGCTACTGGACTGGCCAAAAAATAACTTGGCCAACAGCGACCGGTGGCGATAGTTACGTGCAGTTGTTAACCGACATGCACGAGCGCCATGAAGTTGTCCGAGTAGTATTGACTGGCACACCAATTAATTATCAATTCACGTTGGAAAAGCTGGAAAAGGGCTTTGATACAACACTAGATGAATGGATTATTGATATTGATTTGATTGAGTGGCGTGACTATGCGGCAAAAGTGCTGAAAGTAGCGCCATTGCCACCCAAGACTAAAACGCCAGTTGTGGTTAAAAAACCACGGCCAAGCGGTGGCAATATTACTGTTGGGTCAACTGTGATTGTTAACGGTCAATTACATCGAGATAGTTATGGATCAGGCCCTGGACTTACTGAGGTTAATGCAACACGTAAGGTGAACTTTACGGCACCAGGGAGGGCGTTTCCGTACCACGTGACGTTATTAGATGGCGGTTGGCGTGGTTGGGTGTCAGCTAGTGCAGTGAGGTTAGCTTAAATGGTTGATTTCAATATACAAAACGGCTATGCAGCTAAAAAGGAATCGTTTGAAAATCATCTAACTCGCATGACCATATGGAACGTGTATAACAAGGAGTTGCAAGATGTAACTGCTAGTGTGCATAACTTGAAATGGGTGACTGATATGGCAGCAGCAACATCATTAACGTTTGATGTTATGCGTGGCCATTTCGAGTTTATACCGTGGAATGGTGACCAGGTAGTCATGGAGTGGAACGGCGAAGTATTATTCACTGGCTGGATTTTTCAACGTGAACTTAACCAAGATGATACTTGGTCAATTACAGCGTACTCATCAAGTCGTTATCTGAAAGGAACAGGCAGTTATCAATGGCCCGTTTCAAGTTCAAGCGATCGTTTTAAGCGAATCGCGCAAGATATCCAATTACCGTACAAGGTACTTGATGAGAACACATATAAAGTGGCTGCCGAAATAACTGACGGGTCAACATTCTTTGACATGATTACAACAGCGGCTACTGAGGCGCAAACCCAAACAGGCAAACGTTACTTCTTAATGGACGCGCCAGACGGCACCATTCAGCACGTAAGCACCGACAGGCTCGCAACCGGGTATTTAGTCGGAGATGAGGCAAACGTCCAGTCATGGAAGTTTGTGGGGTCAATTGAGGACACAAGCAACATTGTTACAGTGATACATGAAGACAGTGAAACGAAACAGCGGCAATCATACACTGCACGAGATAATGGCACGTCGGCAGTTTGGGGGCCGCTCATTCATACGGAAACGTTAAGTGGTAGCGATGTTAATGCTGCACAGTTACGAACCAAAGCAGAGTCCCTGCTTAAGGAAAAAAACATCGAAAAAAAGACCTTCTCAATGACAGTTTTGGGCGATACCAAAATCAGAGCTGGTGTTAGTTTTTACGTTAGTATTTGGGAAGCTTCAGGCGTTGGTGTGCCGACTAATTCGAAGGTATTAGTGACACAGGCCACGCACAATTTCAATACACCTTGGTCAATGGATTTGGAGGTGACCTTGTTATGACAGAACATGTTCCTGGAGATTATCTTTTAAAGATGATGAAGTCACGTGGCGGCAAAGATGCTGATTATACGGATGAAGTCTATGGCAAAGTTAACAGTACGGCGCCATTATCAATCTGGATTAGTCAAGATTTGCCGGCCGTAACGGATGATTTTTTGGAGCTGACGACTGAGGCGGCAGGGCTATCAATTGATGTTGAATTGCCTGTTACCGAAAAGGACGGCAGCAAAACAACCCAGTTGGCCAAAGGAACGATTGAGGTGTTCAAGCCAATTGCTGCGGGCGACAAGGTGCGAATGCTACGAGTTCGACAAGGTCAGCGATTTATTGTCTTAGGGAGGGCATAATGACACCAGAAACAGACATCGAGGAGGTCACACTCCCAACAAAAACATATCTCGTACAAAACGGACGGATAATGAGCTTTACAGATGGACGTGACGCCATGCGCCAAGCCATCGAGAAAGTCTTATTGACCGCCCGTTTTTCTGTACCTTGGCTAAGTCCTAATTACGGACATGATTTAGATGATTTGATTGGCAAGTCCGTTGATTATGCACTATCTGAGGTCGAACGCATGGTTAAAGAGGCGTTACTTGATGATGATCGTGTAACTGATGTGACCGTAGAATCACTAGCAGCAGAGAGCAAAACAACCATATTGGCCAAAGTATCGGTAACGACCATTTACGGCCAAGTAGACACAACGACGGAGGTGGCGGCAAATGACACCAAGTGAGTTATTACAAGACATTGAGAAGTTTAACTTTGACTATTTCATCAACCAAGCACTAGCTCGTGTGCCTGAAGGTATCGACACGCGAGAAGGTGCCATTATTTATGATGCATTGGCTCCAGCAGCTTATTCATTCGCAGAGTTAGCCATGAGCATTCATGATGTATTGCTCAATACGTACACACAGACGGCAAACGGCGAGTTTTTGGATAATCGAGCTGTTGAACGTGGATTAGAGCGCAAGCATGCAACGTTTGCA